CTCAGGGTTGTTGAAGATCCTGTACAGTTTGGTAATACCTGGAGGTGTAGGGTACAGCTCTTTACCGGTGATGACACTCTTTGGGTACCGGCTGCTGATCTGGCTGCTAATACAATGTGGTCTGAACTGTTTGGTATGGTAGAACAAGAACTCTCCAAGAGAGGTACAACTGTTCACCACACTGCCCCGTACCAGATGGAGAATACTCTTTCAATGATTCGTAAGAATTATGAAGTTCCCGGCAATATGATTTCCAAGGGTAAGAACAAACCTCTTGCATTTGCTTTTATAGATCAGGATGGTAAGACTCAAACTCGTTGGATTGATAAACTTGGTTGGGACTTCTACGTTCAGTTTGAAAGGGATAAAGCACGTCTTCTTGGTTATGGAAAATCTAATAAGCTTGCTGATGGTACTTATGGCCATACTGGTGAGAGTGGTAATGTCATTCGCTCTGGTTATGGTCTTTACGAACAGATGGAATATGGAAACTTTATGACTTATAATAAGTTCTCTATTGATATGCTTACAGACTTTGCCATGGATATGTCTTATGGTAAGATCCCCGAAGATAAGAGGGAGTTTATCATATCCACGGGTGAATATGGTGCATACCAGTTCCATAAAGATGCTGTTAGTAAGGCTAGCAAGATAAGTTACCTTAATGCTAACTTTAATATTAGGGCTGAAGGTGGTAAGCTTACCCTTGATGAAGGTCAGTTCCTCAACTATGTCGCGGTTAACGGGATCAAGTTTAAACTTACTATTGACCCGATGAAGGATGGTTATCCTAATACGCTTAGGCATCCTGATGGTGGTCTCGCGAGCTCGAGGATATATGAAATTTTCGATGTTGGTACGACAAATGGAATTTCTAATATCTCCAAGGTTAGTGTTAAAGAAGAAGAAGAATTTTTCGGTTATATACCTGGGTTGAGGGATCCCTTCTCGCCATATAATAAGAGGACAGATCCCAGGATGATGGCAACATCTGTTGATGGTTACTCTGTATTCAAGGGTTTCATCGGTGGAGTTAAGATTACCAATCCAAAGAAAACGGCTCGTATTCTTCCTTCCATGCTTCGTTAAGAATCCTTCCTAGTAGTTAGCGGGGGGTTGAGTTCTTCAACTCCCCAAAACTACTTACTTAACGAAATTTATTATTAATTATTAAAGATTACAGAAAGATGGACGCGATTAGCAAAGAAGAAGCATTTAAAAAAGGTTATTTACAGAATAAGAAAGTTTACTTGAGACCGGTTGTAAGAGGTGGAAAGATGATAACATCACCTCAACACGTTGCTTACTTTCAATACGAAGGTGCTGGAAACTGGTTTCAATTACCTGAAAATCATTTGGGAGTATTAGTAGACCCATTTGATAGTGAAGAAGAAAAACAATTTTTTGAGAAAGAATTGGATCTTGATCTTAATGTCAATAAGAAGAAAGATAATTTTTGGCACACGTTCTTTGTAAAAGTAATAAAGGATTATAACCTCATGCATGAGGGTTATATCTTTAATTTAGCTGACCCACTTGATAACTTGAGATATAGGGTTACAAAACTTCAACCACATGTAGCTCCTAATTGGGAGCAAAGAACCGCGAGACCGGAATATAGGTTTGCTCTCGTTGATGAGGGATATGAAGAAGAGCGTGAACAGAGTGATACAAATAAATTAATTGAGGCCTTTACATATCTTGGAGGCATACAGAACTCTTCTAAAGCGATGAAGGATTTCCTCGGTGTGTATTACATGGAGAAGAATAAGATGGAGCATGTTCCAGAGGATGCAGAAAAAGATTGGCTTAGGAAAGAGATCAGAAAGGTAATAGAAGATGAAGTAGATTTAGCTCTGAAAATAATGAATGACCCCTCTGCCAAGATAAAGAATTTTATCCTGCAAGGAATTAGAGCTGGTGCTATTATAAAGTCTGCTAGAAATAAATATGATATTCCCGGGGAAGGCGTTTCGTATACTTATGCTGAACTCGTGGATTATTTAACAAATGCAGAAGAAATTAAGGCTGATATATATCTAAAGATTGCTGCACAGATAAAAGTTTCTAAGTAATGAATTTTACTGAAATGAGAAGGGAAGCAGAGCTTCTATATGAATCAATCAATAGTAGCGATGCTCCAGGTTTTACAAATAACGAATGGGGTCAGATTCTTACAGTAGCTCAAAGAAAGGTTGTAAGGCGTATATTAGAAGATGGTATAAATAAAGATGCCTTTAATCAACTGGCTATTGAATTCTTGGTAAGAGATGATAATTATACTTTATTTATTATAAACTCTCATTTCAAGAATACCGATGGAACTTGGGCCAGGCAATTAGATACAAGTAGGCCATATGGAAAGGCTTTTAATTCTAATTATTTTTGGATTCTCGATGAATATGCTACAACTGCTAGTAATAATAATGTTCCTCTTATGAAAATCAATTATGATTTTTATAGAAAGAACTTGGAGAATCCTTTTAGAAAGCCTAATCAAGTGGATGGTTTTTGGGTAATACAATACAATAATATACCAGTCTTTATAACTGATGGAACTCAAATAACTGGATATTATGTAGTAGGAGTAGAGCATCCAGATAATTATCCCATAAATGAAACGAACGATTGTTTATTAAATGAAGGCATACATTCAGATATAGTCCAGGAAGCTGTAACCTTGGCAAGAATGTCAGTTGCAGATACTGGAGGATATCAACTATCTATGGCTGAATTTAATAAAGATTAGAATATATTTTTTGTTTAACTTAATACATTAATAAAATGTTTGAAGATTCTAAAACTGAACTGTATGTATGTTCAGTAACCAATGGCGATGCAGCCACGGCTGAGGCTCTCCCGAATAACTCTGGTGGATTCTTTAATTGCACCACTGGTGCTCTCGTGGAAACAGCATTAGCTGATGGTACAGAATATCAATTTATCCATAGGAATGCTAAGGGAGTTCTTAATAAGAGCCCTAAGTTTACTACTGCTGATCTTTTTGGTGTTCGTACTTATATGCCGGCATCTGCCCGTACAGAAAAAGTTGTTTATTTTGGGTACAATGGAACTTCTGGTTCTCTTGATGCAGCTAACAGCACTTATTATTCATTGAAGCTTGTTCTTAATCATACTTTTGGTATGCTTAATAACTCTCCTTTAATGCTTACTATTCCTTATAAGAGTGACTCGTCAGCTACTCAACAAGAGGTGGCTCGTGGTCTCGCTCTTGAAGCTATTAAGACAATATCTCGCCAGCCTTATAGGTTTGCAAAAGTAGAAAGAGTTAACTCAGGTACCGCCTCAGCATCTGTTGTTGATAATCTTTCCTTTACTAACGGTTCCAAGTATTTTACATCTGCTGATGATGATACTGCTACTCTTACTACAGGTACTATCTTGAGGATAGAAGAACCTGAAAATAATGGCACTAGCCTTACAGATCCCTGTTACGTGATTGTTGGCAATGATGGCGGTGTTGGAGCGGCTCGTGTATACGAACTCGACATTCCCTTCCAGGGAGCTACTAATGCTGATCATGATTATGTAAATACTGTTACCGAGGGCAACTGGGGTCTTAAGTTCACTGGAATTAGTGTTACCGATGCAGCCTTCAATCCTGTAACGGACATACCCTTCGTGGTTGATTTCGATGTTTTTGGAAATGAAAACTTCGAAACAGCTACTACTAAAGTATCCACGCAGCCTTTTATTGGTCGTGGTACTTATCAACTCGTGTCTTCGCAGGAGGTATATACACAGTTCCAGAATAAAACCAGGGAAGTTAGTAGGTATCCACAGACTCAATATCTTATTGGTGCTGTTCCTGGAGACGCCTATGCTATGTTTACTTTCCTTGTAAGTAATACTGGGTATAAGAATATAGGCTCTGGTCAGATTCCGTTCTCTGCTTGGAGGATTAATATCGCTTGCAAAACCAGTTTAGTTTCTGGTGAGGCATTTGATACTGTACTTTCGTCAGTTGATGGTAGTACAGCTTAATTATATATTCATCCAATGATTAATGGGGGAGGGTGGAAATCTTCCCCCATTATTTTTAATATACCATGTATCAAAAGCTAATATATAAATCCCAATTACAAATTAGGTTTTGAAGAAGTAATTTTATACTTTTGTAAAAATTTTCTATCATGGCTTATCCTACTATTTTTAAGAAATGCATGCCGATTATTTTAAAAAATGAAGGTGGGTATGTAAACCATCCAAATGACCCAGGTGGAGAAACTAACATGGGCATTGCAAAGAAATACTATCCAGATGAAGATATAAAAAATATGACCGTAGAAAGAGCTACTTATTTATATTATAGGGATTATTGGAAACCTATGAATCTTGGTGGACTAAAAAACGAAGATTTGGTTCTACAGGTGTTTGATTTTGGAATAAATTCTGGAATAAGGTGGTCAATAAGATTATTGCAAAGAACAATAGGAGTTACTGATGATGGGTATATTGGGCCAATAACTACTAAGGTTGCTAATGATTTCGGCCCTGAAATAGTGGATAAGTTTAAGAAAAGAAGGAGAATGTTTTATATAAATTTAGCTGCAAAGAAACCCAGTATGAGTGTCTTCCTTCGTGGATGGTTAAGACGTGTGGATAATACTAAATTTTAAATAGAATGGCATTAGTTATAGAAATAATGGAAAAAGAGGATGCTTCTTGCTTCAAATTATATGATTTGACAGTGTACGGAGGTCTTTTTAATTATCAATTAGTAAACCAATTATCCCTAACTTTATCTGTAGAGCATAATGGGGTTATTTATACCTATGTTCCAAGAAGCTCTTCATTATATAATGATATGGGAATTGATGCAACTTATATTAATCTATGTGGGTCTTCTCTAAACTCTTATTTTGAAGTAACTCCTGATAGACTCCAAAGTGGTGGAGCTCCATTAAATACTACATATTTTCCAGATGGATATTATGAAATCACCTTGTCCGTAATTTATAATGGAGTAGCAGAAAGTGATGTTAGCAATCAAGGATTCCTTGCAGAATCATATCTCATGGCTTCAAAATTACCTCTTCTTATAGATCCTGACAATTTCGACTATGAGGAGAATAGATTACAATTTCTTACCATTGCAATGCTAAGATCTGCCACTTGGGCAGCTGAACTGGGTAGGGAATCTGAGTTTAGAACTCTTACTAATAAGATTAATAGTTTCCTTGATGCTAGAAG